CAAATGTTCTGTCGCCTGCTACCTTATATCTTCTGCCAGCCATAAATGGGATTTCAATCAATCCCACAGTAGAACCTGGCAATTGAGCAGCCTTACATAAAAAACTAAAGTCTTCTGCTGACGCATTGCCGGTTGTTTGCAATCCTGTTCCGAATGTAGGTGTCACTCGGAACAGGTTGGAACGTGCGCCGGTTCTGATAGCATTAGTCAGACTTGAAATTGTTGTAATTGCCATCTTTATTTTCTCCTTAATCTGTTCCTGTTATTTAGCCGGCGATTTCAGTAAATGTGGCGTTACCTCTTACAGAAACAAAGTTAAGTTGAACGAAGTTGACAGAGCGAACTGGCTGTACGAAGATATCGCAAACAAATTCATTTGCGTTTACAACTGATTCTGGATTGTTTGTTTCATCGCAAACAACACGGAATGCTGTGATACCACGGCGTGCCTGAACACTACGCAGATAAGGAACAACTAGATTTACAAAGTTGTTTCTTGTGATTGCATCATTCTGATCGAACAGAACGTTTTCGGCTGCGTTGCCAATTGTGTTCTGAAGTTCAATGAACAACTTACGAACGTTAATTCTGTTTAGAGAAGTATTCTTAACGGTGAATGTCTTATCACCGAATAGAACTGTTCCTCTACCAACCTGTGTGATAACAGGGTTGATTGCTGACTTGTACAGCAAGTCTCTTTCAGTCTGATTTGGATTGAAAGCAAGGCGAACTAGATTCTGAATGTTACCATTTGTATAACCTGCTGGTGACAGCCATGGCTCACGAACAGAGTCGTTTCTACCGATGCAACCTGCTACGTCTGCGTTCAGAGGAACATAGATGTATGCGTCATTGTAACGGTCATACTGATACTTCCAACCGCTGTCTGCGATAACATATGTTGAGCGAGTGATTGTATCTGCCCATGATAGAACAGAAGTTGCTTCGCTACCAGCATTGTTTACTACGCTTGCTCTTGTTGGAGAAACGCAAACAACTGTATCTTTACGAACTTCAGCAACGTCTGCAATGATTCTGTTAACAACAGAAGCAGATGCTTGACCAGCAACAACGATTGGTGAAGGAACTTCAGATTTGTTAGCAAACAGTAAGTAGCCGGTTGTTCTATCGCCATCGGTTAGCGCGGCACCATCTGATCCACCTGCAAGGCTGTAGTTCTTTGGAACTGTTACGCTTGTGAATGTTGTACCAGACGCGGTGTTACCCCAATTTGATCCAGCATTGTCATGGTCTGTCCAGTAAACATATGCTGAGTTATTGTTGATAACATCTTTGTAATAGTTTGTACCACCATTGTCTGCTCTTGCATCAGATGCTTTAGAAACGAGAGCAAATTTTTCTAGAACTGTTTCAGCAGAACCAGTAATGTCACCATCTTGGTCAACAACAACGATGTGCATTTCGTCACCAGAACCGCTTCTTGCTGTTGCAAATGCGGATGTACCTGGTGCGCTATCAAATTCATTGAAGTATTCCCAACGGCGAACTGCTGTTGCGCCTGATGCACCTGTTAGGTGTGCGGAAGCAAGTGTGAAGTGTGTTGCGTTTGTGATAGATGCAACTTTGATTGCACGACCTTCGCAAACAAACAAATCACCAACTGTCAACTGAGTATTAGCCGCAGAACCTGTACCAACAACTGCTGTAGCACCTGCGGTTACAGTAAATGTACCTGTTAGGCTTGACTGCCATGCCGCTGAAGATGGGCAAGTAGAAACTTTTAATGAGTTTCCAAGTGCGCCTGCGTACTTAGCAATCCATGGACCAATGTTAAATGATGCAGTATTGATATACGCATCTTCGTTCTTAATGAGTTGACCTGTTCCTGCTGTACCTGATCCTGTAGTTGCTTCAGCGGTAGCATTCAATGCTGTGTTGGCAACACGAACAACGTACAGAGGTGCTGAATAGCCAAGGTAGTTAGCCGCAGAAAGAAAGTCAACTGCATTGGTTGCGTTTGGCTTGCCGAATTGTGCGACTAGATCAACTTCAGATTGAACTGGAGTTGCTTTTTCAATAGGTCCCCAACGAAATTGTCCAGAAAAAGCACCAGTTGTGGTTGCAACTGTGGCTTGTGAGGAAACAAGGTCTTGTTCTGTGATCTTGATTCCTGGTGAGATGAGACTTATAGCCATTGATTTCTCCTTGTTTTATAATAATGTGTTTGATACGGTTATTTTCAATTTATTTATAAAAAATCGGATTTATATCTGTCCTCATACCAAACTTGTCCTGTATCATCTATGATCTTTTGATCACT